AGCGGCACACCGCACCAAGTATTAATACGTTAGGCCCCCCAGAACCTGGGCGCGCTAGCGCCCAGGTAGAAAGGTTACGCTGCCCAACGTTTAAGCGCGTTAGCCTTGATCAAGATTGCAGGGCCAACAACAAAGTCATCATACCCAAAAGAATATTTATCTTTTGTAAAAGTAGAACGCCAAAGAGTTGTAGCCTCTGGGTTAAGGGGCAAACCTTTTAGCTTGCCCTCTTCGTTTATTATTAAATAGTCACCGTTAGGGAATGTAATTCCCTCAACGTAACCACCAACAAATTCTTGAGCCGACTCGAGAGTCGGCTCATCTTTAGAGTCGCTAACAATTTTAAATTCGTTAGCGTGTGTATTTACTTTTGTCATAAATTACTTGTCCTCGCTTTCTAATAACTTAACTCTTTTGTCTAAAAGACCAATAAGTTTATTATTGTCCTTTACCATTTCAAATAAATTCTCAATTAATATCAATAATTGTTTATCCGAAATTTTAAAGTTATCGTCTAGTTGTTCCATTCTTTTTAGTTTCCAACTCATATTATACCTTTCTGTTAATGGGATTATCCTACAGCACTTTGGTCTTGATTGTCAATCTCTTTTATAACTTTTTGTTTATAAGGATTGCCACGCCAATCCGTCCTAGTTTCAACTTGAACTTCAATAGATGTTTCAAGGGGCTCGGTTCTTGGCGCTATTGCAATGACTTGTTGCCAATACTTATAAAAGAAATCGGTGTAGCAACCTTGACTACAAAAGACAGACCAAACATTACCCCTGTTCCAATTATTTTCGGTTATCTTTCTGGTTCTTAGAACCTTATTTCCTTTAACACCTCTTATCCTATCCTGTGTTCTATTTTCATGGCACTTTGGTCCATGACACCAATTATAATTACTCATATTATACCTTTCTTGTTTGAGGGGCGCACAACCTGTGGTTGTGCGCCCCTTGATTAATTATTCTACAAACGTAGCCCCATCTTCATTTTCCATTCTTACTTTCCATGATGTAGTCGCTGTTCTATATCCATGAGCGTCTAAATCATAATAGACATAGTAAGGTGTTCCGTTTTTCTTACCGAAACCATAACGACAATTTTCGTCATGCTTACCTTTTCTTGTTATGTGCTTACCATGTTTTTTTGCATAGTAAGTTATGTAAAATGTTTTCATATTATACCTTTCTGTTATATGAGGGATATTCGCAGAATATCCCTCATTTGTCAATACACAAAATTAATTATTTGCAAATTGTGGATTTCTAAACATAGCGATTTTTTCTTCTCTAGTTAAGACCTTTTTATCTTCCAAAAGACTAGCCAAATTTTCTGGACTATAAACAGATAAAGCCATTGAAGAACTTGCGTCTAAAATACTTTCATTTAAAGCAATTCCAAGTTTATCTGCAAGGGCTTTTGCTTGGTCGAAGTATCTATAAGATTTAAGACCTAATCTTAATTTCTTCATCTTCTCATCAACATAATTAAAAATCTTCTCATGTGTTCTGACTATATCTTCTTGGCTTTGTCTGAACATTTTAAAGATTTCAAAAGTTGTCTCATCAACTTTAAATTGTCTAGTATGACAATAACTAGAACCAACAACCCAGATTTTATAATCATCATCATTGTTCCATGCTTGAACAGGTTTAGTGATTGATTTATCTTCATTAGAAGAATTAGAAAATCCTAACCATTTATCACATGCGCTTTCGTGATCGTAGTATCTTGGATTTCTTTTTTCATCTTTCCATTGTAAATCATAATCTGGATTAAGACCTTTTTCTTTCATCTCAACTCTATAATAAGCACGAGCAAAAGCACTTGATCTATGATAACCAGATAGACTTGGGTCTAAAGTAAAGTTGATTTTTATTTCTTCTTTATCTTCATTCCCTTCTTCATCTATTGTTGGTTGATGAAAGATGAAACAATTATCGTGGTACAATTCCCCACCAGACCTATCATATTTTTTTATCATTGATCTAATTGTATCAACATCTTCTTGTGGTTGATGTGATCTTATAACATTATTTGCCAACTCTAAAACTTTTGGTTTCATAGTGTCATAAGAATTTTTAGCATTTGTCCACTCTTGGACAACAGGGCTATCTTCTCTTTCCCAATGAGATTGAAAAACATTTTCTATTGCTTTTCTTTTTTCTGCATTGAGTGTTAGTCTTTTATTTTGCATATTTTCCTTTCGTTTAATTTATTTCTTTTAAACTATTGAATTTTATTGTCAAGGGATTATATAGGATAAATGAAAATTAATTTTTACCTTTCGGTGGCGCACAACCTCTGGTTGTGCGCCACTTTAGAATGATTTTAATTTGCAAATACAACCTCTGGTTGTATTTGCGAGCGCAGCGAGCAACAAGCTTCAAGCCTCAAGCTCAGGGCCTGCGTCAATTTGTCAATTGACCTTGGCTCCTAGATATTATAGGATGTATTTAGAAAGGAAATAAAACATATGAGTGAATCAAGTGAAGAGTTAAAAAGAATAGCCATTGCGCTGGAAGAGATCCTGCGACTGGTTAAGAAGGACATGGAAGACAGTAAAAAAAGATGGGAGGAGAAAGATGAGTAAAAAAGAGCTTAAGCCTGAGTACCAACCCGGAGGAAGTAAGAGACAGCACATACTGGACAAAGCTGTCAAATTTTTACTCGATCCAAAATTTGGAACACAAAATTCTAAACACATGTTCCTGATCGAAGAGGTTGGACTGTCCAGCTCGGAATACTTCGAGGCTCTGGACCGGGCAACAAATTCAACGGAGGCCTGGTGAGCAGGTCAGGCGGGCCCGACAGGGCCCGCATTTTAGTGCAGCACTGGCGCTGGCTAGAGGCCCAGGGCCCAAGCTACAAGCACCAAGCCGCAAGCTGCAAGCGTCAAGCCGCGAGCTTGACAAGAAAGAATTATAATGCTATAGGATTTTATAGGACATATGAAAGTAAAAGAAGCAATTAAAATAACAGACTCATTTACAAAAACGTCTAAGATGCCTGGACTGAGCTACAGCCTGCCAGCGTGGGAGTGTAAGACCGGCTCCAAGCTGCGCAAGATACCTGGCTCAGTCTGCGCCAGCTGTTATGCATTGAAGGGTAACTACACCAGGTACAAGGCCATCAAGGCTGCACAATACCGGAGACTGGAGGCAATGAAGAGCCCGCTCTGGGTCCAGGCCATGACGGCAGTCATCAAGCGGCAGAAGTGGTTCCGCTGGCACGATGCCGGGGACGTCCAGAGCTTAGAGCACTTAAACAATATTTACAAGATCTGCGAAGCTACACCGGAGACCAGGCACTGGCTGCCAACCCGTGAAGCATGGATCAAGAACGAGCTGGACAGGAAGCCGGCTAACCTGGTGATCAGGTTCAGCCCTCCTATGATGGGCCAGCGGGTGGACACGTGGCCCAACTCTTCGATGGTTGTTGACACTGGCGCGAGCTGCCCGGCACCTAACCAGGGCGGCAAATGCGGAGACTGTAGACAATGCTGGGATCCTGCTGTAAAAGTAGTTTCATACGGTAAACATTAATGCACGAATTTAAACATCCAAAATATTATACAGAATTACGCAAGCGTAATAGAGTAGCTCGTAACCCTATGGGGGGCTACTCGCAATCGGATCAGGTCATTAGCGACGAAGCTTCGACGGAGGCGACAAGCGTGCATCCTGATCCGGGCCCCAAGCAACAAGCTTCAGGCGGCGAGCTGCGAAGCAGCGAGCCGCCAGCATCAAGCAACAAGCCACAAGCTTCAGGCGCCAAGCGCCAAGCTTCAGGCGGCAAGCGCAGTTTAGAATAGTTCTTAGTATCATTCTAAAAGATATTATTTGACATGAAGGATTATATAGGATATAGTTTACTCAGGACTGCAGCTATACATGGTGGGCATTCTAGTGCACAACTGGTCCAACCCAAGGCTGCAGTAATCGGAAATGGTAACGGTCCCATAGGGATCAGCTCAACGCGAGCCCTCCGAGATCCTGGCAGTAATTGCATCTTAAAAATGTCCAGAGGGGATGTGACCTGGAACTGCCAGGATTATGGTTTTCCCAAAGAAGAAAAGAGAGAGGCGCAAGCCTCAAGCCCCAAGCAGCAAGCTTCAAGCTCCAGGCCGCAAGCGTCAAGCTCCAAGATCTGAGAGCCGCGGAAAAGTTTCACGGCTCCTGAACCGAGGGCCTCGACCATGATAAAAGTGTTGTGTGGATGTTTCACGTGGAACGCAATTTGATGTGGACTAAACCTAACGCGGTTACCTTTAGTTACCTTCAACTCTACTGTGAAAAAGTGGCCAGAAGTATTACAGGCCAATATATCAGGAGTACCAAGTAAGCTATTATTTTCCAGTCTAATCCAGGAAATTTCAGGTAATTTTCTTTTAAGTTTTTTATATAATTTAGCCTCTGGGCCCATGTATTTTTCAAGGTAACTCCTGCTTACAGATGTTAATAATCTTTAACGTAACCAGGGGGTAATATTATTTTTTCTTCCTTGTTTGGTTTCAAAACAACACGTAAAGAATTATCACCAGGCTTGTTGCTTTCGTGAACTTCAATACGTCTTATCTCTTCCAAGTGACCACTAGGCATCGCAATATATATTCTGGCATGACTTACAGCATTACCTCGTCTACCGTTTGGTCCTTCTGTAAACTTGTCTAGATATTCTTGCAGGTGCTTTACAAACATTACTTACCTGCTTCACGTAGTTGACGTGTTAGATCATTTATCACAGTTTTATAACCTTGCAACAAGTTTTTACTTTTTTCACCTTCATATGATTTTTCTTTGTAGTATTGTATTTCTTTTCTTAACTCACCATTCAACTTACGGTGACCATCATTAATATCTTCTAGTTCTCTTACTCTTAATTGTAATCTTTCTATTTGAACTTCTAAATCCATATAACCTCTTTCATTTCTGTGCACTTTCATGATTGACAATATAGGAGAGTTACCTTAAAAAGTCAATATGGGAGTTCCAAAGAGATTAACAGACATGCAAATGAAATTTGCAGAATTTTTAGTATTTGGTGGACATGATGGACCGATGACACAAACAGAGGCTGCATTGGCTGCTGGTTACAGTCCCAACCGAGCAAGAGTAGAGGCATCAGAATTAACAAATCCAAGACAGTCACCTCTTGTTGTTAAATACATAGGGGAATTAAAGGAAGAAAGATTAAAAAAACATGAAGTTACTTACGAGGGCCATGTCGCAGAACTCGCTCGATTGCGTGAAGCAGCTTTGAAAAAGGGTAGTTTTTCATCTGCTGTAAATGCTGA